GCATACTTAGCTGCTGTTACTTCAATGCGTGGCTTTGTGAAGTATGCTGCTGAAACAGTTGGGCGAGCAGCTTCAACCGCTGGTGCTTCAACTGGTGTTGCTTCGACTGCTGGAGTGGTGTTTTCCACGGTGGCTGTCTCGCTTTCTGTTGGTTGGGTGATTTCTTCTACAGCAGATTCTTCTGCTGCAATATCAGTAACCTGAGCAGACTTAAAGGCTGGCTCTGTTACTAAACTTACTTCGACCAAGCGAGCAGCAGATACATAAGTAACGCCATCCTTGATCTTTGACTTGAGGACTTCTGCCCCGATGCTCAATCCTGACTGCAATCCTTCTTCTGCAAGGATTAAGGCTTCTGTACCGCGCTGAGAGCGACTGATAGAGAATACTGCATCGATTGAGTTATCTGATTCGCTAAAAGAAACCATGCGACCTAATGGCTTCTTAGCATCATGCTGACTTAGCAACTTGATTGCTTTAGGATCTTCAATAGCAATAGATCCAGAGGCAAAGATTACCTTGCCCATATTTGTAGATCCTGCTTCGACATTAAGAGGCACAATCTTGCCTGATACTGTGCGACTTGCTGAGTCTGCTGTGAGATCAGCTGAGAAGGTAATTACTTGGTTCATTCTAGACCATTGCTTCCGTTAGGTGTTAGATCTGTCATTTCCATAGCCTGTTCCTGTGTAACCAGATTAAGGGCTAGGAGTTTTTCAATTACTGCAAGCTCTTGCAGTGGATCAGTGCGCAGGAAGTTCTTATCAATATCGAACTTGACTACATTTCCGCGAGCAGTGATGTCATCCATTGATAAGCGATCTTCAATCGCTGTGATAAATGGCTGTAAAGATAGTGTGAGGAACTGCTTGCGTTCATCATTAACATTCTGATATGTATAACTTGAGTTTTGATCTGCTGACACATAGATCGCTGGCACATTACATAAGCGCGCAATCTCAGTCGCGAGATTCTGAATAGCCTCGTTGTACATCATGTCTTTAGGAGAGAAGCCCACAGTCTTATAATCCAAAGTGCTTGTTAAATAAGCAGTGGAGTTATTCTGTCGAGCTCTTTTCCATGCCGCTAATAATCCTTGCACTTCTGCCGGTGGAAGATCAGCGCCTGAGTTCTGGATGAAGCCAGTACTCATCGGAGTGGCTGCTGCAATCGCTGCTGACTTCTGGACATCGATAGCTGCGCGAATTGTCTGCACTCCAGTGTTAAGAATGCCATCGCCTAATGATTGGAAAGTGATTAAAGATCCCAAGCCGTCCATTGGCAAAGTAGTGCCATCGACTGCATAAGATCTAACAAAAGTATTGGTGCTATCTAGTGTTGCAGTTACTCGATGGTTAGCAATCCACTCAAAGCGAGATGGGCGACCATCCTCAGAATAAACTTCCACAACTTTCCAAAAGGCTTGCCCATAAAACAGAAGTGAATCAACAGTCCATGCAATCGTTACAGATCGTGGCTGTGAATATGAAGGCTGCTCTAACCATGCAGGTGAGCCGAGTTCTTCATTAGTAGATTTCTTATAAAGCTCTAAAGGAATCGCTCCGATAGTTCCACACAATAGATTGCGACAGCGCATTAGTGCTGGAACAGAGATCGCTTCGCTTCTGCCAATGAAGGCATATTGGAAGGGCATTGCATAAGGTGAATACTCACCAAGCACCTGAGGTGCGGACTGAGCCTGTAATTGTGGCTTAGGTTCAAGCCCGAATGTCTGCAAGATTCTACCCATAGACAGAAACTATAGCATTTGTCAAGCAATTAGACAATGTGATATGGGTGTGTCTAGGTAAAGATTTGTGGCTTAGGTTGAGGGATCATTAACTTGCTCACGACCATAGCCAAGCCAATAGGGGCTGAGATATCTCCAGCACTCTTTCGCTTAATGATTCTCCAAGCCGAATCATTGACCTTAGCTGCGCAATTATTCATCTGCTGGATCAGTTCTTCTTGTCCATTATGGATAACTCGATGATTGACTAAGCCTTCTAGAAGATCGCCACAGGCTTTATAGAATTGCTGACCTGAAACATCTTCGACCATAACTCCAGCATTGCCTAGCCGATCTGCAATTGTCTGGGTGGCGTACTTGTCATAGCAGACTAGACGTGGCTTATAAATGTCGCACCACGCCTTTATACTTGCTGCCATCTTTAGCTCATCGATAGCAACCTGAGAGCTGTAAGTCTCCAAGATCCCGATGCCAATCCTCCCATCTGGGAGTAGTTGTCCTGCGACTAATGATCCGTTCCTGCGTGAAGGACTGACATCGAAACCGAATACAGTATAAGCCCCCGCGCTCATTTCTAGTGTGCTATCTGATGTGTCCTCTAAGACTCCATGTGGCCACGGACTGCTTAGCGAATCGATCCATTGACAAAGAGTCTCAGTACGCGTGTTCTCAATCGGTGAAGTAGCAATCGCTTCCTCAATCGCTTCTTCTGTAATGGTGTATCCCAAAGAGGGGTTAGCCAAAGCCCATGCATTGCGATCGTCTATCTTGCAATATTGAGGGGCTGAGTATTCGTAGAATCCAAATGACTTGGGTGGATAGTCGATGGCTCGTTCTCTGAGGTCATTAAGAACAGTTGAAAACGCATCTCCTGCATTAGAGGTAAGAAGCGTTTGACTATTTGGGTGAGCTCTAGTAGTTGGAGTTGCTGCTCTAAATCCATCTTCTGTGATTTCTCGGACTTCATCGATGTAAAGTAGCCCGTTGACACTTCGTCCGCGAGATCCATCTCTAGTAGCTGCAACGACATCAAGGCGCGCTCCAGAGAGCATCTCAATAGACTCCGTGCCATTAGCGTGTCTGATTTGTTTAACGAATCCTTTAAGGTGGTCATTGGTCTCCAATAGGTGAGTAACTTGCCGGAAGGTGTCTAAGGCCATGCTTCTGTTTGAGGACATGATAAGGACATTGGTATTCCACTTGATAAGGTGAGCAAGGATCAACATACGCGCAAGATGTGTCTTGCCGTTCTGTCTGGCTACCAGAATCAGGTTTGTCTTACGAATCCAAGAGCCTTTCTTGTCCACAGTAAGCATGTCCTTAAGCACAAACTCCTGCCACGGCATGAGATCCATCTTGACGATAGCGCATAGATCTTTTACATCTTGCAGCTTGTTTTCGCCCTTGAGAAGTGGACTGTGAAGCCGTGGCTTGGTTGCCCCTCGTAGGGCTTTGGACTTTCTGGGCTTAGTTGTCATTGATCTGGATCAGGTCGGAGCTTAAAAGGACTGTCCAGCATCGTCTCGGACTGCATCGGGGAGATATAGGTTGAAAAGACAGGGGGGGTAGCCGTCTGTGCTAAAAAAACTCCATCATTGAGCGCACCCTTGCGCAGGTTGCATGACTTGCACAGCACCCTCAGATTCTCAAGGCTATGATCGCCACCCACCTTGCGTGGAATCACATGGTCAATATGCATCTCGCCCTCATCTGTTCCACATATCTGGCAGAAGCGACCATCACGCTTGAACACGCGTTCACGCTGCTCTCGATACCTACGAGAGTTCAGCTTATCAATAGCCATTAGATCTCATCATAACAGTTACCACATAACCACCAAGCATGCACTTGCATGAGCTCTGACTCTGGTGTGTCAGTCTCACATCTGGTGCACTTGATAGTGCATTCATCTAATGCCATCCCTTAGCCTTCCAATGTGCAAGGGCGATGCATGGTTCACCATATCTATGCCCTATGTACTTCAATCCCCATTGTATCTGCTTATAACCATCTACCCTAGATAGATACTCACTGCGCCCTTGAGGAATACCATGATGTGATCCATTACGAGCTAATGGTCTCCAGTTGCTTTCCTTTGTATAAAGTATCTCTAAACACTTAAACTCTTTATAGTTATAGCCTAATGAATGTAATGCATATTCTTTATAGCTTACATATTGCATTGGTTTAGATCCACCTGCATCAGGCATGATGCATAGAGCTATCCCAATAGCTACTAGCACCCCGCGAGCTACGCCCCTAAGGGGCTCGCGGTGAGCCTTTGAGAGGCTCTGCGCCGTTAGCGTACCATATGTGTCAATGATGTGCATAACTCGTGTCCTAACTAAGCGTGAAGTGAAGTTCTGCCCCTACTTATCCACAGGTAATTGTATTAAGTATATCTTTTCCTAACTCATAGGGAATCATAGATCTAAGTCTTGCATTCTTTAATTTACCTGTACCACCCGCATTTGTACCAGCTGGTGATGATTCATGACAATCCATTCCTGGACTACACATTGGTCTAGGTGTCCAATCAAGTGTTCCCCATACATCTGTTGGTTTCATACGAGTGTCACCATATTGGCAGTAAGTAATAGTCCATCTCTTTAAGTCTTTGACTACATCTTGTTTCCTAAGCATTCCTCTAGGATTCTCCATAATCCAGCCATGAGTAGGATTAAGGTCTTGCATTAACTTAATTGTATGACCTACTAATGCAATGGCCTCAAAGACTTCTGGCCGCTTGGGAACACAATTACCACGCCCACCAGTCCAGTAATGTCCAATACTTGCTACACTAAACTTCTGACATGGCGGTGATGCCCAGATAAAATCTGGCTGACCATACTTAGTAATCAATCCGTCAGCAGTTAGTTCTAATATGTCTCGTTCATGTGCATCAAAGTATTCATCTAACTCAACCTTGATTATTGTGTGTCCTGCATCCTCGAATGCCTGAGTGCTAGACCCAGTGCCTGAGAAGAAGTCGTATATAATCAATCTTTGCCCCATCCAGTACCCTTGAAGATTGCCCCTACTGGGCTAATCATTTTGACCATTGGTTCATTGCAATAAGTGCATAGAACTGTTGGTTTATCGTGCCAGCCATGATGCAGCTCATTCTTTAATCCGCATCTTCCACATTTGTAATCGTAGGCTGGCATGTAAGGCATCTCCCAATCATCCATGAACCACAGCTGCATCGTTCGATGTCAGTCTCTTTAGGTTCTTTATCTAAGTGTCCGTACTTTAATATGAGTAGTGGCAAGAGATCAGCTAATCGGATGATGCAGGCATACTCCGCTGCATCTTCTCCCTGCCCATTTAGCCGTA